GAATAAGACCCGAGAAGAAATTGCAAAGGATTACGTGACTAGAGATCAAATCGAAGCAGACTTCAGCAGGCTAATGTCTACACTTGACCGAATGGACGAGAAGATAGACAAACTCCAAACCAAAACATACTTCCAAGAATAGGTTCATAAACTGTATAAATAGTATTAGACGATTAATACTGGAATACAATTATGGCATCACCTAACAGCAAAGCAACCTTTAAGTCCTACATAGAAAGAAAACTTGGGGCTCCTGTTCTCGAAATCAACGTGGACGATGACCAGTTTGATGACAGAATGGATGAAGCACTACAATACTTTCGTGAGTTTCATTACGAAGGTGCAATCAAGTGTTACTTAAAACACCAACTTACTCAGGCAGAGATTGATTCGTTTAAAACAAATGAATCACATACGGCTGCATCAACTGGTGGACAAGTAATAAGTGGACAGACTTACGGAGAAGGTCAGAATTACCTTACACTACCCGAACATGTGTTAAGTGTAATACAAATTTTCCCATTCTCAAGTGGAACACAATCAAATATGTTTGATATTCAATATCAACTTAGACTGCATGATTTGTGGGATTTAACATCAACAAGTATTCTACACTACTCACAAGTGCAATCACATCTTCAGATGATGAACAACATGTTAGTAGGACAGATACCAATACGTTACAATATGCATTCTAACAGACTATACATTGATTATACTACGACTAAACTTACTGCTGGTGAGTGGATTATTATCGAGTGTTATAGAATGATCGACCCAACAGACATGACAGATGTTTTTAACGATATGTGGTTAAAGAAGTATGCAACTAATTTAGTTAAGTATCAGTGGGGTGAAAACCTATCCAAATTTAGTGGTATTGCATTGCCCGGCGGTGTTACACTAGATGCACAACAAATGAAAGACGAAGCAAAAGAAGAGATATTAAGATTGGAAGAGGAATCACGAAATAACTTTGAGATGCCTGTTTTAGATATGATAGGATAACCTAATGCCGACTAATGTATTTTTTAACCATGCAGTCAATACTGAACAACATCTCTACGAAGATTTAGTTGTTGAATCACTTAGATTCTATGGACATGAGTGTTACTACTTACCGAGGGCCCTTGTTGAAGAAGACAAGATTCTTGGGGAAGATGTACAATCTACTTTTGGTGATGCATATGCAGTTGAAATGTACATTGAGAACACAGACGGATTCGAAGGAGAGGGCGACCTTTTCAGTAAGTTTGGTGTCCAAGTACGTGACACTGCAACCTTCGTATTATCTTTAAGAACATGGGAGAGATTCATTTCCCTAGATTCAAACCTTGCAACAGCATTACGACCTAACGAAGGAGATTTGATCTACTTCCCTATGTCGGGTTCAATGTTTGAAATCAAATTTGTAGAACACGAGAACCCATTCTATCAAGTCGGTAAACTATTTGTATTCAAGATGCAGTGTGAACTGTTCGAGTACAGTGGAGAAGACTTCGATACAGACATTGGTTCTATCGATGTTATTGAGAACGAACAAGCATACTCAATCGAGATGACCATGAACAGTGGTTCTCTTGCATATGCAATCAACGAACCATTAACACTAGGTGGTGTTACAGTCGGTGAAGTGTCTGCATGGGCATTCTCTACAGAAACCCTAAATATAGTACACAACACTAAAACTCTCAAAGTTGGAGATTCTTTGGTCGGAACGATATCAGGATGTACTAGAACGATTGCATCTATTGTAGATGTGATGACATTTGCTAATGATGGTGGCGCACAGAACAAAGACTTCGAAGATAAGGATGGGTCATACTTAGACTTTAGTGAAACTAATCCATTCGGAGAACCATAAGAATGTTCGGTACTCATTTTTACCATGAAACGATTAAGAGAAGTGTATCTATATTTGGCACACTCTTTAATAATATCTATATCCAAAAGACAAAGGCAGACGGAACAGTTCTTTCAAAGAGTCTAGTTCCAATTTCCTATGGCCCTAAACAGAAGTGGTTAGCAAGGTTAGATGACGAAAAGAACCTATCCGATGGTAACAGAAGTGCAATCAGTCTACCGAGACTTGCCTTTGAGATCAGTGGGTTTGAATACGATGCAACAAGACAACAAAACAAATTAATAAAAACCGAAAAAGGTCAGTTAGAATCTGCAGATAAAGGTAAAAGGGGATTTCAATATGCACCAGCCCCTTACAACATATCCTTTTCACTAGGTATTCTTGCAAAGAATGCTAATGATGCACTACAAATTCTAGAACAGATCGTTCCTTACTTTCAACCCGAATACACAGTCACAATGAAAATGATTGATTCTATGGTTGAGACCCGAGATGTACCTATAATATTGAATAGTGTAACCATGGACGATACCTATGAGGGAGATTTCTCTGAAAGAAGAGTAATCCAGTACAATTTAGAATTTCAAATGCAAATATACTTCTTTGGGCCAGTGTTTACTGGTGAGATAATCAAATCGGTTATTGAAAGAGACTATATTAACACAGGACTAGGTGGGTTCACAACGACACAGTTAGAAGCATCGGGTCTTGTTAAAGAAGTTAAACATTACGAACCTGCGTTTGAAGAACGAACTAATAGTGTAGTGAGTGGTTCTACCACAATTGCCTTTACTACTGCAATAAATAGTAAGATAAGTGCATTAGATGAAGTATTTGGGACTGGAAATGCAACCGACCCTACAGTTGTAAGTATTGCTAGTGATAAACTATCGATAGTAGTCTCAAGTGCAGTAACACTAAGTGCAAAATCTAAACTGAAGTTCGTAGGTTCTGTTGACCCAACCGATACATTCGTGGTTGCAGAGACAGTGAGTTTTTATGATGATGGTGCTAAGTCTACATTTGCAGCTGACAAGGTAACCGATGCGAGTTAATAATTATGACAGACAAAATAGATAATCAACTGAACGGTATCTTAGATATCACAGGTGAGATTCAAAAAGAGACCAAAGTGGTCAAAATCCCAACAGCTTCTGAGTCTATGGAGAACGATTATAAGTATGGTCGTGAGACCCTCTATAGTCTCGTAGAACGGGGCCAGGACGCAATTGATGGAATCCTTGACCTATGTAAGGAAACCGAACATCCTCGTGCATACGAGGTTGCAGGACAGTTAATTAAGACTGTTGGAGACACTGCAGAGAAGTTATTAGACTTGCAGAAAAAGATGAAAGAATTAAATAATGAAAATGAGGGAGTGAAGACTCAACACAACCATTTATATGTTGGTTCAACTTCTGAGTTGCAGAAGTTCCTCAAAAATGAAAAGAAAAAAGACTAAATGGTAGCTCCGACAAACCAAGGATACTTGGGAAATACTCAGATCAAAAGATCGGGTATAGAACAACAGTATACCGAAGCAGAATTCAAAGAATATTTGAAGTGTTCATCCAACCCTACACACTTCATTGAGAACTATTGTCAAATTATATCACTAGACGAAGGACTTGTCAAGTTTGAACTTCGTGGATATCAGGCTGATCTAATTGAACACTACGATGCAAATCGATTCAATATAGTACTTGCATCTAGACAGAGTGGTAAATCCATCACGTCATGTGCGTACTTGCTGTGGTATCTCCTCTTTCACCCCGAAGTCACCGTTGCAGTACTTGCTAACAAAGGTGCAATTGCTCGTGAGATGATCTCTCGTATTGTTACCATGTTGGAATCAGTCCCATTCTTCTTACAGCCTGGTGTTAAGATACTTAACAAAGGTTCAATTGAATTTGCAAATGATTCTAAGGTAGTTGCAGCTGCAACATCTTCGAGTTCTATTCGTGGTCTTTCAATCAACCTACTATACCTAGATGAGTTTGCGTTCGTAGAAAATGCAGAAGAATTCTATACATCAACATATCCTGTTGTTACTTCAGGTAAAAACTCGAAGGTTATTATCACATCTACTGCAAACGGTGTGGGTAACATGTTCTACAAGTTATATGAGAGTGCAGTGCAGAGAGAAAGTGAGTATAAACACTTCCTCATTAATTGGTATGATGTGCCGGGCAGAGATGATGCATGGAAGAAGTCCACGATCGCAAACACATCCGAGACCCAGTTTGAACAAGAATACGGTAACAGTTTCCTAGGAACAGGTAATACACTCATTAATTCGAATTGTTTACTGGGAATGAGGTCAGTCACCCCCGACTGGAATAAAGATAACATAAATATATACACTAGACCCGTAGAAGGTCATTCATATGTATGTACAGTGGATGTCTCTAAGGGTAGGGGAATTGACTATTCCACGTTTAGTATATTTGATGTGTCGGTACAACCCTTTAAACAAGTTGCTACATTCAGAGACAATATGTTGTCTCCGATGTTATTACCCGACATGATTTCAAAATATGTTAGACCCTATAACGAAGCATTAGTAATCGTAGAGAACAATGCAGAGGGAGGGATGGTTGCTACTCAATTGCACTATGATATTGAATATCCCAATGTATTTGTACAGGGGATGACCAAACAAGAAGATATTGGAGTGACGATGAACCGAAAGATTAAGAGAATCGGTTGTTCGACACTTAAAGAATTATGTGAGGAGAATCGTTTAGAGTTGGTTGACAGAGCCACAATAACCGAACTTTTAACCTTTATAAATAAAGGTACATCATATGAGGCTGCAAAGGGTTATCATGATGACATGGTTATGAACTGCGTATTATTTGCATGGTTTGTAACAACAGAATTCTTTTTTCATTTAACGGATTCGGCAGTAAAGGATTTATTGTATTCAGAACAACAAAAGATGATTGAAGACGATATGTTACCTGCTGGAGTTTTTGGTGCTACACAAGGTATACAAGAAGAAAGTTTTGTAGATGTAGAAGGGGACAGATGGTTCCCCGCAGGACAACAGGAAGAATAACAGTGTGTTGGTGAGTTTTTATTTGTTATAAATAAAACAGTAAACAACACTTTTTAAAAAAATGTTGATTTAAAATAAACAACACTTTTTACATTAACAGGAGTAAAAGTATGGCATTTCAAGTATCACCAGGCGTTCAAATCTCAGAGATAGATTTGACAAATGTTGTACCAGCAGTATCAAGCACAATAGGTGCTTTTGTTGGTTCATTCAGATGGGGCCCAGTAGGTGAAGTAATAACAGTTTCCGATGCAAAGGGTTTGGTAGATAATTTTTCATCTCCTGCTAATACAATCGCAGCTGCTGAAGACTTCTATACTGCAGAATCTTTCTTAAAATATGGTTCATCACTAAGAATCGTTAGATCGGGGTCTTTAACCTCTCTAATGCGTAGTGCGAACGCATCGGGTGCAACAGCATCGTTATTGAAAAATCACGATGACTACACATATTCATATAAATCGGGTGCTTTAAACGGCACAGTAGGCCAATGGGTCTCACGTTATGCAGGAGTTTTAGGTAATTCACTTAAAATTTCTCATTGTGCGAGTGCAGATGCTTACGAGAAAAGTGCAGTAAGTACTACTACAGGAACAGAGGCGATTGGTCAAACAGTCATCGGTGTTGCTAGTGGTGCAGTTTTCCAAGTTGGAGATATCATAACCTTCGTTGGACATGCCCAAGAATATAAAGTAACAGGTATTGCATCTAACAATCTAACAGTTAAGTCACTAGGTCAACCAGCAAATACTGGTGTAACCGTAGAAGTAGGTAATGGTGTTGCAATCACTAGAAAGTGGGAAC